TCTCCTTCGTACTATTAATTATACTATCTTTATATCCTGAGATGCAAGAACTGGACAAGCCAAACTGAAAAATGAACTTTCTGATGCGTCTTCAAAACCCAAAATGTAAATTTGTTCAATTTTGTTGTCCAAAATTTCTAAATCTTGTACCATGCAGAATCTACTGCTTAGATTATTATATATCCATCTTTTAATCAACTCAACTTTTTCTGAACCATAGTAAAGTTCAGACTTCAATCTAAGTTTTTCAAAATGAATAGGTATATAATCTAATTCACGGATGTCCAAAACATTTAAAGGATTAGGTTCTTGTGCAAGTAATCTCATTAATTACAGCCTGAAACACATATCATTAACTGTTCTCCTGTAATTGCAAGATGTACAATATGTACAACTAATGCAGTACCAAAGATTGTTAAGAATGTCATTACGCCGCCTCCTTTAAGTCATAGTGACAAGTAATACCGTGTGGTGCTTCTATTGAAGTATCAGAGTGTATAATCCAAACTGTATCGCAATAATTTTCATCACCCCAGTTCCATGAGTATCCATCAGTGAATACTAATAGTTTCTTAGGAGTAATACCTTGTTCTTTCATATACTTCCAATTTGCATCAAAGTCAGTACCGCCACCGCCATGCAATTCATAATTTTCAATTGAATCAGGTGTGTCTGGTGTAAAGTCTTGTTCGTTGTAGACTTCGGTATCAAAACACCATACTTTAATTTTGTAATCATCATATTGATCACAAATTCCTTTTACTTCACTTAAGAAGTCTTTTGCCTCACGGCTACCAATACTGCCACTCATATCAAGTGCAATAGCAATATCAATTGTGTCTTCATAATCCATACCAGGAAGTACTGCTGAAGTATGCCAACCTTTACGTGATGGACGCATAAAGGAGTAATTACTTTTAATTACAGATTGAATCTGTTGATTAAGTATTTCTCTCCAATTCATCTTAGGCTCAGTAAGTTCTTGAATAATACGAGCAACACCTTTTGGCACATTACCTACGCCAGCCGCCTGTGCTGATGAAATCATTGCTTCTTTCATTTCATCACGTATCTTACGTAATTCTTCTTTAGAATATGTAGGTTGGCTCTTCTTGCCTTTTTGCTTTTTAGTTTTACCTGCAGGACCTTGACCTTTGCCTTTTTCCCAATCAATATGTTCGTCAAGAAGTTTACCTAGTTGCTCTAAAGTTTCATTATCATATTTTTTGTAGATATCATCATACACTGCCTCAGTTGCCCAACCATAGTATTTAGGATCATGGAATGGCTTAACCTGTGTAATCATCTCACCAATATTGTGTCTAACAAGATCTCCATTAACACAATAGTCTGCGGCAATGTTAAAGATTTGTGGATCTCTACTATCTCTACGAGTAAAGTGATCATATACACAATGTAGTATTTCGTGACCAAACAAAAACTCTGTTTGTTTAGGATTAAGTTTGTCTATAAAATTTTCATTGTAGAAAAACTTTCTACCATCAGTGGCCGCCGTTGCACACCAATCAGTTGCATCTTCTAATACAAGTCTTGTTGCAAGATTACCAAAGAAAGGTTGCCTAATGAGCAAACCAATTCTGGCAGTGATAAGTTTTTCTTTTACTTTTTCGGAACTAACATCAGGATTTTTTTCATAGATTTTACCATCCATCATTTCCTGTTCTACGGCTGTTGTTGCTTGTGACATAATAACCTCTTTCTAACTATATTTACAGTATAGCATCATACGGTTTTTTGTCAACCTAAAATTGGTCTAAAAATGCAATTTGCATATCCAATTTGGATTGTTTGTACGATTTTGCTTCTACTATATGTTGTGGTGTAAAATCACCAGGAGCAAATATATTTTGTGTCAATTTTGCTGGTAAAAGTTCTGTTTTAAGTCCATCTCCTGCGTCTACTACATATGGTAATAAGTCTTCTTTGGCTATCACAGATGCCGCCTCGCGATCACAAATGAGCAAAAATTGGGCATAGGTATCTGGTAAAGTTCTTCCTTCACTACTGCCACGTGTATTGATTAATTGTAAATCGCTAACATAAATTTTTGGCTTTTTTCTTTTTTTGGTGTACAAAGATCCATCTGTGTATTTCATTTCAATTGTAACACCTTCTGGTCCAATATGATCAACACCTTCTTTGTTCACATATTCAAGTTCGTTATTACTGAATCTTTCTAATGCACGTTCAAATAAATCACTTTTATCAAAACGAAGTTTACGTTCATTTAGTTCGTCACCTATTGCATTTACTAGACTTACATACTTTGTCCAATCTACATGGTCACGTAACCAGTTTCTTAATTCTACAGTTTGCATAATATAATCCTTTGCAACTGTATATATTATAATATCTTTTTCGGGGAATTACAAGTGAAATAAAGCGAGGGGATCCGAAGACCCCCTCTATAGTTAGTTACGACGTCATCGCCGCTTGTACGTACTTGCCGTACTTGTTATGGAACCTATCAAAATTCTTTAGGTCCTTTGGTGAAAATGGAAGTTTGTAAGTTGAAATTGCAACTCTAGTTCCCATCACAACAAGTTCAGTATCGAAGTTGTCCATCATGAAGCCAAAAAAGTTATCAGCCATTTTGTTCCAAGATTGAACTTTCTTCTTGTACGCCTCTTGTAGTTCATAGCACATTGAAACAGTCAATGAGTACATAGCACTAATGTCTGTTGTCTCCATGCTCTTCACTTTACCGGACAAAATGTCCGTTGGATTTGGCAATTTAGAAGCAACCTTTCGGTGTGCCGCAAATTTAACTGCCAACCCTTCTCCAACTGCACCTGCCACGAGGTCTGTCAATGTGTTTTCAGGCAGATCGTCATCGAGAAGTTCGCTCACGAAACTCCAACTTCTTGGAGTAGCAAATGCTCTTGAACTGCTTTTAGGATCAAAATCATAAAGATCTTGTTTCGCAAAAGAAACATATCCAACAACATCTGGGTGAATCTTGTTTTCAGTTGCCCACTGCAACCAATCTTCGAAGTCTACTCTCATTTCCAAGTGTACAAATCTGTTGGACAATGGAGCAGGCATTCTGTAAGTAACACCTTTATCTGTTTCCCTGTTACCCGCCGCTACAATAACAACGTTATCAGGAAGTTTATAAGAACCAACCCTACGGTTAAGAATAAGTTGGTATGCCGCGGCTTGCACAGCCGGAGCCGCCGAGTTCATTTCGTCCAAGAAAAGTACAATGGTCTTATATTTCTTAGCCATTGCCTCGTCTGGCAATTCAACAGGCGGTGCCCATTTCATTGTATTGTCGTTGGCGGCATAATACGGCATACCCTTGACATCAGTTGGATCCCATAGTGACAATCTGATGTCAATTAAAAATGATTTTTCCAAAGCATCAGTAATCTGTTGCATAATATCTGATTTACCAATACCTGGAGGACCCCATAAAAATAAGGGTCTTTTCTTTTTCATTGCGTGTTGCAGTGCCACCTTTGCTTCATTAGGTGTAACTGTACGTGCTTCTGTGTTTGTTTGTGTTGACATTTTAACCTCTTTCTGTTTAACTAACTATAATATTAATATAGCATCATTATACATATAGTCAACCACTATTTGTAATTATTTTTGGATTTTTTTTGGATTATTTGTCCAAAATGACTAGGCGTTCTCTAGTTCTTTGGCCATTGCTCTTGCTAAACCGTATTGTTTTATATCACCAGCAAACATCATAAGTTGTAAAGCCATCTTTTCGCTTAATACATATATGCGTTTTTTTGTTACATAATACGGACTATCTATAAATTCATCTAGATATAGATATACTTGCGGTGTAAAGTGAATATCGTTCGGGAAGTGTATTTCGTGAACTTTAAGGTCTGCTTTGTTGATAACAAAATCAAATCCTTCTTTAGTAAGTCTTAATCCACTATCCCCTTTTGCCCTGATATTTTGCCACCACAGTATATGATACTTTTTAATAGTATCTTCTGTTGGTTCTATTTCAGAAGCAATTAAGAATGTTTTTGTGTATGCTGTCTTCTTATCCATTAGAGAACTTCACCGCTAGTTAATTTTACTACCTTAAAGTCCTCTGTATTGAATAATTTGTTTAATTTTTTTGCTAGGTTGTGGGCATGGCCCGGATTACTAAACGATACTTTCTTATACTTGGGACCTGGTGTAGGTGATACTGCACTACTACTTTTCAAGTTAAAAGGCTTTCCGTTATAAAACACTGCCCATATGGCAATAGCATCTAGAACTTCTTCACTTCTAAATGTGTTCTTATCTGTGTGCTTTAATAACACGTTGGGTTTAGGTCTACTCATATATACGTCTCTCGTTAAAAAACTACGTATATATTTATTCTAATTTAGAGTTTTCCACCGTCCATTTGTATGGATATTGCTTCTTGTTCTGTTGGTTTACTGTCCTGTAACTCCACTAGCCTAGCAAGTACCATGCTTATACTATCTGCTAGGTCTCTGTATTGCTTCTGATCTAGTTTAAGTTCTCTAGTCTGTTTTTTAGAAGCAATTTTTACATTTTGCAAGAAGTCTTCTATTGCTATTGTATTAAGATTTTTTCGAGACACGTGCCAATGTTTCCTTCATTTCTAAGTCTGTTGTAAAAGGACCTTTGTATGGATACCTTTGCAAAGTAATTAGTTTAGGGCAAAAACTCTTTACCCAGCCTTTTGCAAATTGTATACAGTAATATCCTGCACAATATAGACTTTTGCTTTTCCTACTTTTGCTAAACAACGGTAATCCGTCTTTTACATTGTACAAAGGATTGAAAGGTTTAGTAGATGTAGGGTATCCATAAACTTCCTTTGCATATAAGTCTGTTTGTATTTTGTTTTTGACAGTTTGTTCAAAAAAGTTCTCACCAAACGTCTTATATATTTCATCCATGTTGTCAAACTTAATTTTTTCAAGTTTTGTAATGAAGTAATAACAGTTTGTGTCTTTTTGTAAAGTGCCAACTTTACGTCCTCTATCCTGTACTATCCAGAATTTATTAGGAACTAATTGCTTGGCTAACATTTTCACCTCCGTATTTTGCGTTCAGTGGCTCTGCAAATGATTGCGCCTGATCGCTTATTTTGTTTAAATCATAAGACCCTGCAAATTGTACAAGGCGTACTCCAACCTGTTTAACATCTTTAGGTTGTTCTGTTGCTTCTTCTATAGTATCATTAATAATCTTTCTAATGTTACCAGGTTGTGCAGTTAGATCGCACAATGTTACGTTTCTATTGTAATCATCAAGTACTCTATGTTCTTTTTCTTCATGATCAACCCAACGTTGTAACATCAAGTTATTCCAGTTGTATCCTTTTGATCCTCTATCAGCAAATGCTTCTGTTAATCCTACTTTATTCTTTGTGCCTTTTATACGAACACCCGGATAAGCACTAAACACATTATCACTTGTATCACCTCTCATGCATTTTAAAAACAATAACCACTCAGGATCAGGTGCTTCTTTTTCTTTGCCTGTCTTTTTATCTATAACACTTGAACCTTTTTCATCAAAGTAACCTTCGTGTGTAACTGTTACCTTTTGTACTCCGTTATATTGCTTTACGTTAGGAGCAATAAGTTGTGCAAAGTCACCATCAGTTGAAATAATAACGTGATTATCATTAGGGTGTGCTTGTATCCAACCTGCAATGAGATCATCTGCTTCTAAATTTTCATGTCTTAAGACAGTACAATTTGTTTTAGTCTTAACAAATTTTGTAAAGTCATCAAATGTTTCCCAAAAAACTTTTTCTTCTTCTTGTTGCGAAACAGTA